CTCCATTGCAACATGTCAAACACAGCTCATCAACAACACTCGAATCAGCACGCTCAACTTCAGCTTTCAGAATTTCGTATGAATGGTTATTCATAACAAAATCCCTGCTCCCCAGGGCCAACATGTTTGTGAAAACGTTGTTGTTTGCGTCTCTAACTTGCCACTGGGCATGGGCGGCAACCCTTTGACCTGTCAAGAAGACTTCACTTGACTGCCTAAGAATTTCCTTTTCTGCTAACTTTGGTCTAGTTTTGTTTAACTTCTTTAGACGCACAACAGTTCTCATGTCCAAGTAACCACTTGCTTGTGGTTTACTACTATTCTGGACTGGATCAACTGGCTTCTTTTTGCTCTTGCCAAACATCAGTGTCGCAACTTTGATGGTAGCAAGAGTTGAAGCAAGAAAGATTGCAGCTGTTGCAAGAGAACCCATAGCAAGATAAGCAACGTCTTGCAAATTCTCTCTTAACATGCTGCTGTATGCACTTGCGTGTCTTCTTAGGTCCTCGGAAATAGAGACACTAGTCAGTCTCCTTGCAGCTTGGATGTCTCTAGAGTGAACTAGACAATACCAAGTCAGGGCCTCTCCTCTACTGAGAAGAAGATCCATAGTTTGAAGGTAATTATCTGGAACTGGTAGCATGCATCTTCTGTACAAGCTGTCAACCAAAGCTTTTCCAAGACTTAAGCTAGCCCTAGTGTTTCCTGTTTTCGGAAACAACAAGTGTCCAATCATCATGGGATTTTCAACGAAACATTTTCTAAGCTCAACGAGAACATTGAAATCGGTTCCAAATTTACAGTCAGACACAGGAATTGGGCCCTCAGGAGAACTTACTAACTTGATCGAAGATGGATTAAACGCTGCATCTACTGCATCCTGATTTGTTTTCTTTCCGTCACCCCTTGCGATGAGTTTGTTAAATTCAACAAAATCTTCGTCACATAAGTTCCGTCTGAACGGAATTTCATCTTCCTTGCACATAACTCCATTTACATAGAGTTGTTTAAGGAAACCTCCGTCTTCGAATCCTTCAGGAGGAGGGACTTGGCCAAATCTGCTTTCATCAATTTGCCCTTGTGCAATCAGATTTGCAAACTTAGACTGCAACTTGATGTAGTCCCATGGCTTCTTTCCTTGTTCGAGGCGAATCTCAGTAACACGCCTCAAAATTCCGTCAACTCTCTGATGGTCTTCATCCATGAAGTTACGACCCCTCATGTAATCTTCAATGGAGGCCTTCCGCAAGATTGCCATAACAAAGGTCAACTCGTCAAAGGTGAGTAAAGGAGCACTGGTGTCTTCCTTAAATGCAAAACCAGTTTCACTGTTGCATTTACACACCTGGAAGCGCCATGACTCAACGTCAATGTCTTGACCTGGCACAGGTTTTTCACCCTCTCCTCGCCACAACAATCTTACAAAAAGAAACCTTCTTGCAAAGGCCCCCTTATGATTGATAGTCGCACCCTCAACTTTTGTATTGTTAGTTGTAACAATCACAAACTCCGGAGAAAGAGAAACTTTTCCCTTCATATCAAATGCCATATCAGGTTCAAAGGGTTCGTTAGAAATCAATTGAATGAGTTCTGCCTCGTGTTGTGCTTTTGAACCTACGTCTTGCTTATCAGATCCAAAATCAGGGTAATTTATCACACAATTAGTGGGATAACACCCTTCCCAGAAGGCAGCAGCTCTTCTTCGGTAAACAAATCGATTTGGAGCGGCCTTATAGGCTTGTTCCATCTGAGGATTTCCTTCTGTGATGATTGCCATAGCTCTCTTATTCAAAAATCCATTTGCTAGACTCTTTCCAAGCCCTGGATCTCCCCACAAACATACTCCCACTGGAACATTCCTAAGGGCATTGGACTCAGTTGAAATTTGTGTGAATTCTTTGTGAATTCTAGACAATCCAGGGTTAAAATCAGACAAAATCCGTTGAATGCCAACATTCTTTTGGTATTTAACCTTGAGCACAGCATTCAAGTTGTAAAGCCGATTCACCAAGTCAACATTGTATGGTGTTGGAGGAACATAAGTTGATTCAACAATCGTCATTGCTTCTTTCACGAAGTTGTCAACATCGGTAAAACCACTTACAAATTGTTTGTAGTCGGGAGCAGCCCAACCTGTCAACCTCTTCAGAGCATCCCAAAGAGAAGACACTTTGTTAAGAAGGAGCTCGAAAAAGTCAAGCTCCTCTGTTACTGGAGATGTCCAAACAAGAGTTTTCTTCAAAGCAGCATATATGCTGTCATCTGAGTCCACGTTGTACAAACCCATTACAGGTTTGATGAGTAGGATGCAATCGTGCACCCAGCTAGGAAGGTTTGCTTGAAGTCTGATCTTTGAGAAAAGAACAGACGCTTTTGCCAAAATCTTTGGGCCCCAATGAGCTCCGAGTAAGACCAAGGAGACAACGAACATCCCTTTAAGAAGGGGTGACTTGTCTTGATAATACGCAGAGACTACACAAGCCAAAGGTAAGAAATACTTCATAAAAGCATCCTTTATGCCTTCCATTGTGGGAAACTGAGCCAAAAACTGCTCAATTTGAGAACTAGCAGTGACACCACTATCAGTGATCGACTGCACTGCCTCAGCAATTCCTGCATCGATTATGCCTCCCTCGCTGAATGAATCTCTCACAGCCCGTAATGTTGAATCAACGAGTTCATGGGTCGTGGACACGCGGGTTGCGACTCCTGAAATTCTGCCCTTTACCTTATTAACCATATCAATAAGGCCAGGATAGAACTTGAAAACAGTTTCATCCTCTTCAGTCATTGACTCAAAAGAACCAGGAACTGAAACCGGTGGAGCAGGAATTGAAACTTCACTTCCTACTTCAGCATCCAAAAACAATTCCTCTCCAATAGAAGGGGAACTTGCTGGAGCAATGTATGGGCTAGGAGAT